ACGTACTCACTGGCGGCGATCTGCTGGTAGTCGCACTGGCCAGCAACAACCGCACCCGCAATATTGCTGCGTCTGATGCAGCCACCTACTTCAATCAGATCATTACCGGTGCTTCGATCAGCTTTAACCAGACTACGAAGGTCATCACCCTTACGCTTGGTAATGGTCAGATCATCACCGGCTCAGTAACAAGCTGACACAAAGCCCTCAGGCAAATTGTGTCTAATAGGTTCACTCTATGGGGAAGCACAACCCCATAGGTGGACGCTATGACATTCAACAGAATCCCCACAGAGTTTCAGATTCAGGGGAGTGTTGCCAATGGCAACTATGACTCCCCGCTGATGGATACCGCTTTTGAACGGATGTATCTCGGCTCTATACGTTTTTTTGATGCGTCCGGCGATCAAGTAACTCCAGCCGCTGGAACCGTCGCATTTCTTGGCTCACCTGATGGTGTCAACTATCAAAACGTGCAGAACGGCTCGTTTAACGCGATTGATGCGTACACAGTAACCAGAGCTATGCCTGCATCGTCCGGGCCTGCTAGGCGTGCGCGAATAACGCTTGCGGGGGTAACTGGAGCGGTTTCATTTATCGCAAGCGTAAACAGGTATTAGCCATGACATACCCGGCGATCAATGAGTTTCCTGATGGCGCCTTCTCTGGAACAAGAGCGCTAACCGTTCAGTTCTACACAGAGGCCAACGTAAAACTTGGCGTGCAGTTTGAGGCGTCCACTTATAACCCTGCTTTGGCGGGTGGGGCCACATCCGGCTATGTGGTGCTAGTCGGGCCTAAGCCTGTTGCACTGAAAGGGCGGACGATTAGCGTATCTGGCTTGGGCTTGAAGCTGGAAATGTTCAAAAACCCAACTTATACGGGTGGGACTGGGATTCAGATATTTAACCTCAATCAGAAAAATCCGGTAGAGACCACGGTTGAGATTCTGGCCGCGCCGACGGTTACTGTTGAGGGCGTTAAGACGGCCAGTGATAAGTACATATTCGGCTCTGATCTACAGGGAGGCGTTAGTGTTTCAAGCTCAACCCTATTCACAGAGGCGCCAGGGCTTGAAACGATCCTAGCGCCTAACTCTGTGTACTACTTCAAGTCCACAAGCCTGGACACTGACCCGCAGCGGGTTTTCTCCTACAACACTTGGTACGAAGGCGAGCTAGACCTTCCGCTGCCATAGGTGACGCCATGAAAAAAGCAGACATGAAATGCGGAAAGGTCTACAAGTCAGACCGGCCCGGCAAGAAGGTCATGCAGAAGGTCTGTAAAGACGGCAAAGAGACAAAGATTCACGCCGGGGACTCTGCATATCCCAATAACTACTCGGACGAGGCTCGGAAGAACTTCAAGGCACGGCATAAGTGCTCGGAAGCTAAGCCGGGAACACCCAAGAAGTTAGCCTGTGACGCCCTGTGGAAGAAAGGCGGAAAGACCAAGCGCACCGGCTCAAAGGGTGGCGGTAAGTAGGCGCAAAGGGCTATCCTATGTCAAACCATATAGGGTAGCCCCATGCCACAGGTCAGCATTGTTAGCGGCATCTACTCAAATGCCATCGGCGATTACCGCCAGTCATACCCCGTCAATTACTACCCTGTTGTATTAGAGACAGGGATAGCCAACGCATACCTTCGCCAAACACCGGGCGTGTCTACATTTGCCGCCGGTATTGGCATGGATCGTGGGAACATCGAGTTTAAGGGCTTGATGTATCGCGTAAGTGGCCCGGCATTGCTCAAGATTTACCAGAATGGCGTAGTTGAGCAGGTTGGTAATATCCCCGGCATGGATCGGGTGACGATGGTCAAGGGTATTAACCAAATCTGCATTGTGGCCGACGGCAAGGGGTTCTATTACTCCGAGGCTGGCGGTCTACAGCAGATCACAGACCCTGACTTCGGGTTCGCTATCGACGTTATCCAGATTGACGGGTACTTTCTGTTTATCGATCAAGAGAACATCTTTAACAGCGATCTGGCAGACCCGTTCGTCATTAACCCGCTGTCGTTCGGTTCGGCAGAGGTTGAGGGAGACGCAAACGTAGGCATTGAGAAAATTCGCAATGAGGCCTATGTGTGCGGAACTGAAACCATCGAGATATTCCAGAACGTAGGTGGGGCGGGCTTCCCGTTCCAGCGTGTTGGCGGGGCAATGATTCCCAAGGGGATTGTTGGCCGCTACGCAAAGACCAATGCGGAGAATACGTTGTTCTTTGTCGGGGCTGGTCGGGGTGAGGCCCCCAGCATCTATCTGGCTGGCGGTGGTCAGGCCCAGAAGATTGCGACTGACGAGATTGAAAAGGTAATCCAGTCCTACACACAGGAAGAGCTGGAATCGATCTACTGCGAGTCCTACACGGCTAATGGTCAATTCTTTGTGTTGGTTCATTGCGTAGACCAGACCCTTATCTATGACCTCTACGGCAGCCGTAACGCCGGTGCTCCCTTGTGGCATGTGCGCAAGAGTGGTGAGGACGGCCCGTATCGTCAAAGGGGCTTCTTGAGAATCTGGAATCAGTGGATTGTGGGTGACCTGATCGATGGGCGACTAGGCGTAGTACAAGACGACCTTCCGTCTGAGTACGGGGAAACCGTCTACCGTGAGTTTTCCACGCCTCTAGGTTTTGTAGATGGCAATGCCTTTATTATCCACAAGGCTGTTCTGTATGGCCTCCCGGGGCGGACTGCAATCAACACCAACCCCCGTGTCGCGATGAGTATCAGTCGCAACGGTATCACCTACAGCAAAGAGCGCTGGGCAGAAAGCGGGGCTAGGGGTCAGTACAACTGGATGCCTATTTGGCGGATGGTTGGCCGGGCAAACTCGGCTATGACCCTTAAGTTCCGTGTTGCTAATCAGTCTTTCTACACCCCCAACCGGCTGGAAGTGGCTATCGAGGTGCTGAATGCCCCTTGACAAGATTCCGAACATTCAGCGATCAGACCTTCAAGAGCTTGACGGGATCAATGAGCGCACCTTGAGGTTCTTTGAAGCTATCGCCCCCGTGGTTTCTGATCTGACTGCTCAGGTTGGAACGGTAGACCCTAATGGAGTTATCCGCGCCAACTCCTGCCGGATGTACGTTAACTACTCAACCGGGAAGCTGTGGATAAACACTAACACCGAAGAACGCTCTCTAACCGGCTGGGTTATCGCGTGATCATTGAAATCTGCATGAATCCAAACGTCATTAGAGCGTTGTATGACGACCCGTTTGTTCAAGACAGGTATGCAGATTCAGCGTATTACGGATGGGTTGATGCTGAAAACGTGTTCTATCTGGCTGCGAAAGAAGATGACCAGTGCCTAGCGTGTGCCATGTGCATCATTAAAAATATGTGGGATATCGAGGTTCATCTTTGCATCCCAGAGAACATGAGGCGCAGAGGCTACGAATTTGCTACCCTTGTGATAGATTGGCTCTATCAGAACTCGCCTATCAATCGGATAAGCACCACTGTTGTTAGCCTGTTTCCTCAGGTTGGAAACTTTGCCCTGAAACTTGGGTTTGAGTATGAGGGAACTAGCAAGGGCGCTTGCTTTAGGGAGGGCGAGTTCTTAGACCTGCACAATTACGGCTTGGTAAGAGGTAGACCATATGGGCGGCGGCGGAAAGAAGGCGGCTAAGAAAGCAGCAGCGGCACAAATGGCCATGATGGAAAAGGCCATTGCAGAGCAGCGCGCGGCATACAGTGAAGGCAAGCAACTGCTAGACCCTTACAGTCAAGCTGGTCTAGGTGGTCTTCAATCGTACCTTGCCATGCTTGGGCAGTCTGGCCCCGAGGCTCAACAAGCTGCAATCGCCGGCCTAGAGGAAACACCAGGCTATCAAGCCCAGCTTCAAGCCGGTCAGCGTGCGCTGCTGCAAAACGCCTCGGCTACTGGCGGTCTGCGTGGTGGCAATGTTCAGCAGGGCTTGGCCGAGTTTGGCTCAGGCCTGTTTGGTAACTACTACAACCAACAGCTTGACCGACTTGGCCAGCTTCAGAATCAGGGACTGCAAACAAACACGGGCTTGGCAAACCTTCGCGCAGGGCAGGCTGCGAATATCTCAAACCAGTTTAACATGATGGGACAGGCTCAAGGTCAAGGCATCCTTGCTCAGCAAGCGGCAAAGCAGCAGGGGATGAGCAATCTAGGCTCTGCGGTTGGCGGAATCGGTGGCGCTATCTTTGGCGGCCCTGCTGGCGGCGCGCTTGGTTCTGGCATTGGCGGCGCAGTTGGCGGCCTGTTTGGGGGTAAATGATGGCACTCGATTACAGCGTAATCCTTAACCAGCCTGATGCTAATCAACAGATTCAGCAGGGCATTGGCCAGTTTCTCGGTATTCGCGAGGCAGAAGCGCAAGCTCGTATGCGTGAGGCTGCTATGCAGCAGGCTGAGCAGCAGGCGCAACGGCAAGCCCAATTTCAATCTGAGTTTGGCAAGGCATGGCAGTCTGGCGACAGGAATCAGGTAGTTGGTCTTATGGGTCAATACCCTGACCAGCTTAAAGAGATTCAGGCAGCGCTTGGATTTCAAGACGAACAGAAAGCCAAAACCCTTGGCACTCTGGGTATTCAGCTCGGCAGTCTGGCAAAGATGAATCCGCAGGCTGCTGGCCAGCTGATCGTGCAAAATGCTGATGTATTGAGTCAGGCAGGCCCTGGCTATGACCCTCAGATGCTGCTTGATAGTCTCGCAAAAAATCCTAACGCATTCGCTGAGCAGGCTGAGAAAATCTCCCTCCTAGCTCTTGGCCCGGAGAAGTTTTTTGACGTGACAGGCCAGCGCGCAAAGGTAGATGCACAGCTTCGCGGCCAAGATATCACTATGCGCGGTCAGGATATCCAGCAACAAGAGGGCGCGGCAAATCGAGCCAGTGCAATGACCCTTAAGCAGTTGACCTTGGCCGACAAGTCGCTAGACCGTGAGGTTCAGCGTCTAGGCCAGATGGCATCTGCCGAGACAAACGACCTTAAGCGCCAAGAGCTGCAACTTAAACTGCAAGAGAAGCAGCAGAAGCTAGATCAGACTCGTCAGGAGCTTGGCGCCAAGCAGGAAACAACCGTAGCCAACATGACCGAGGCCGCCAGGCTGGCCACTGAGCTAGTAGACGATCCCGCACTATCTAATGCTGTCGGTACTGTTTCGACTATGGCCCCAACCCTGTCAGGCACGACTCAGGACGTAATCAACAAGGCTAACCGCCTGCAATCCCTGTTGACTGTGGATAATCTCAAGCTGATGAGCGGCGTTCTCACTGACCGTGACATTGCGTTTTTGACAAACGTGGCGTCCGGTCTGAACGTAACCGAGGGCGGCATTAAGGGTAGCGAGAAAGAGGTTAAGCGCCGTCTAGGTGAAATCTCAACCAAGATGAGCGAGAAACTGTCCAAACTCCAGCCGTTGCCAACCACCCCGATCAACCCTGCACAGCCTCAAGCTGTAGACGTTGATGCGCTGCTGAACAAATACGCCCCGAGGTAAGCATGGTATACGATGAAGCACGACTGGTTGAGGCGCTAAAAAATGCGGACGCTGCCGGGGATTTTGAGGCGGCAACCAAGATTGCGCAGATCATCCAGCAGAATCGCGCACAGCCTCAGCAAGACCCGCGCAAAGCCTATGCGGAAGGGGCTATGGCTCAATCCCCCACAGATGATCAGGGAGCTGCGCTGCGAGAACTGGCGGCAGAACAAGGCCCGCTTGACGCCTTCCTGATCGGTGCGGGTAAAGGGTTCTATAACATCGGTCGCGGCCTAGGTCTTGCCGATCCCGAAAGCGAAACGGAGAGACAGGCATATGCAGCACTTCAAGAGCAGCGACCCATCGCAACCACTGGCGGCGAAATCGTTGGAGAATCGGCTCCGTTTGTTATTCCAGGCGCTGGGGCAGGAAAAATCGCAACGCTTGCACCTAGAGTTGCGGCAATGGCTGGACTCGGGGCAGCGCAATCCGGGCTTAGTGCCAGAGGTCGCGGCGAATCCACCGAAAGCCAAATGGTATCAGGTGCGGTTGGCGGTGCTATTGCGGGCGGCCTTGAGTTGGCTTTGCCTTATATTGGCCGCGCTGCTGGTGCGGTTGTTCGTCGGGTAACTGGCAAGGAGCCAGCCGGTCAACTGCTGAACGCTGCTGGTCGACCAACTCCAGAACTACAAGACGCGCTGAACAAGGCTGGGTTGTCGTTTGATGATCTGGCGCAATCAGCTATGCGCGACCTGACAGAAGCCAAGCCTGGAACTGACCCGACACAAGCCGCACTGGCTGCCCTGTTCGCCTCTGAGGGTATTCCGGCCACCCGTGGAGCCATTACACAGGACTTTGGCCAGCAAGCCGCAGAAGCTCGTTTGGCTGAGTCTGTTGGCGATGTGGCTGCGGCACCTTTCCGCGAAACAATCAAGACTCAATCCGAAGCACTGAAGGGCGGCCTTGATGACCTGATCAAGCGTCTCGGGGTTCCTGAGCGTACTGGGGAAACGATCAAGTCAGCCCTTGAGGGCCGCAAGACCCTGCTCAAGGCTGAGAAGTCGAAGCTATATCAAGCGGCGGCGGATAAGGCTAAAGACCTAAGTATTGTCCCTATCCTCCCTGGCAACCTGTCTAAAGCCATTCCTGATCAACAGGTCACGCGACGCATACAGCGCCTTGTGCCGGGTCAAGCCAGCGCTCTAGATGACCTGCTTGTAGAGTTCGGGGTTAAGAAAGCGCCAGAAAACTTTTCAGGAACCGTGACTCCTTTGTCTCTTGGTAATCTTGAGGACTTCCGATCTGCACTCAACATGATTGAGCGAAGTGATAACACAGGGACTATCAAAGTCCTGAGCGGTCCTATCAAGAATGCATTGGATGCTGAGGCTGATTTGATGGCTGACGCTGTAGAAAAGGCAGGCGTAGATGGTGCAACTGATCTGATCGATACCCTACGTCAGGCTAGGGGCATTGTGCGTGAAGTTAAAACCGAGTTCAGCCCGCAAGCACTGGCAGGCCGCTTGATCGACACCAAGCGCGACGGAGTGACAGAGGTTGTCGAGGCTTCTAAGGTAGTCCCTACTCTGTTCTCCCGTGCGACCCCTGTTGAGCAACTGCAAAAGACCCTTGGAAACCTTGCGAAAGGTGGTGAGAAAGGCAAGCAAGCCATTGGCGATCTGCGGGCTGCTGCCGTAATGAAGCTGATGGACGATGCGTTCGGAGCGTCTAGCCGCAAGATTGGTGAGACTCCGGTATTTGGCCCTGCTGCGTTTCAGAAAGCGCTAAAGGATATCGGCCAAGACAAGCTGAACGTGTTGTTCTCTGGTAATAAAGAAGCGCTGACCAAGATCAAGAACTTTGAAAAGATTGCAAAGCTGATTCAGCCGCCAAGTGGCGCTGTTCCGAAAGGTTCAGCCAGTGTTAACGCTGATCTGTTTAAGCGGTTTATGGCTTCCAAGATTCCATTTGGCCAAACCTTTGCCGATGTAATCGATGCCGCCAAGATGGCAGGAGATACCGGGCGCAGTGTTGAGCAAGCCTTGAACGCCAAGCCAGAACTAATCAAAATGGCTCAATCAATTAACCGAGACTATCCTGCACTTGGCGCCGCAATTGGTATTGCAGCAGTTGGTCAGGCTAATCAGGAAGAGGCGCAATAATGCCAAACATCCTCGTAGAGTCACCGTTTCAATTTATCACGGATAACTCCGGCAGACCCCTGATCAACGGGAAAATCTACGTTGGCCTGCCAGGTCAGAACGCGCAGAACTTCCCGCAATCCGTGTGGTTTGATGTAGCTGGAACCATCCCGGCAACTCAGCCTATTCGCACCAACCAAGCTGGTCAGCCTTGTGACGTTTCGGGTAATCCTCAACGCCTGTTCACCGCAGGCCCTTACTCTCTTCTGATCACCGACCAGAACGACGCAGAGGTTGAGTCTGCCAATAACAGTCTTGACGGGTTCTACGGGGTTATCGCGTCTGATCTTGCGAACAATACCGATCCAACCAAGGGCAGTGATCTTGTAGGATATATCTTACAAGTCGGTGCGACAGGGACTACAGTTCACGACAAGCTTGAGCGCGTTGTAGTTGATATCAAAGACTTCGGCGCCGTTGGTAACGGAGTTGCTAACGACAAGGCTGCGTTTGACGCTGCTGTAGCCACAGGACGCTCTATCCTTCTCCCTGCTGGTAACTACAACGTGCCGTCGGGTAACTACGGCTCAAGTCGGTTCTATAGCTTTGATGGTGCGACCTGTACAAACTCAACCGTTGCCATTGTAGACCCTCTGGCTAACTCTTTGGCTGTTGGCACTGAGGCGACATTTCCATGTGTTTCAGCTTCGCTCCCGTTTGGCTGGCTTCCAGAGGATGGCTCAACCCTTAACCGTTCTGTTTATCCGCAGCTTTGGGCGTTTGCTAACGCGTCAGGGAACATTGTTGACGAGGTTAACAAGCCTGCCAACCCTGGCTCCTTTGGCCGTGGCAACGGAACCACTACGTTTAGCCTTCCAGATAAGCGAGGGACTAACCAAGGTTTTGCGGACGCATCGAAGGGGCTTGACGCAACATTTGTTCTAGGCAAGGTTGTTACTGTTACTGCTGCATCTGCTGCGCCGGGAATTAGTGTTCGCAGCGTTATCAGTACTCCAGCCATACGCGCGTTTGCCGGCTCGGTTAACCAAGGATCTATTGATATACAGGCATTACAGGCGCAAGTAACAGCGCAAAACTCTTATTTCCTAAAACAAGGGGTTGCACAGAGCACTGTAAGTGGAACATCCATCGACTTCACTGCAATTCCTAGCGCTGTAAAAAGGGTAACATTCACCGCTGTAGGTATCAGCACAAACGGCACTAGCGCATTTACTTTACAGATAGGAACCTCAGCCGGTGTTGATACATCGGGGTACGCTAGCGGGTACAATTATTTTAACGCTAGTATTATTTCTGGTAACACGGGTGGCGGCTTGAGGCTTGAGCCGGCAGTTCCAGCCGCCACCGCCTCATATATCATTACCGCGTTGCTGACAAGGGTTTCGGGTAACACATGGACGCTTGACGGAAAAGTGTACCGCACTGACGGGCCTGGAGGCGGCGTCGGCCTGGCTAGCAAAACCCTATCTGGCGAGCTTGACAGAGTTCGCTTGACCACATCTAGCGGAACGGAAACATTCGATGCCGGTATTGCCAATATTATGTGGGAGATAGGAAGCTGATGATTTACAGGGTTGAGTGCAATGCATTGACTGGCGACGTGATCACTATTTATCAGACAGCCTACAAAAAAGGCGAAGACGTAATAGTTCTTGACGTTGGAATTGAGCCTCCGGAGGGATTCATGCCGATTGAAGAGGATAATAAAGATGCGCAGCCTAATTGAGCGTGTCTTTTCCGGCGCAGAGGTTCTAGATAGGCTGTTGCGTTATCCGACAAATAGAAACCGGCTAGCTAATTCCCGATAAAGTCAAGAAGGCGCGCATTGAAGCGCGGGCACAGGTGATTGAATGAGCAAGATAGTTTTTCTAGGTCACAGTGTAGTAAAAGGAACAGACTACGGCGGCGTAACTGCTGCCGATACCTTTGCGCGCAAGATTGGCGTGGCAGCTGGCTACGCTGTCGCTGACATTATAAATGCAGGCAAAAGCAGCGACACTACTACCGGAATGCTTGGTCGATTTGCAGCTGACGTACTGGCGCACTCACCCGCTGTCGTGGTGTTTGCCGGCTGCGTCGTGAATGACTGGTCAACAGGTATTCCAGTTGCGACCACTAAAGCAAACCTGCTCAACATGGTGACCCAGGCGCAGGCCGCTGGCATCAAGTGCGTAATGTTTACGGATAACGTAAACCGTGGAACTGCTGCAGAGTTCAACGCATATTATCCATTTGTTGAGGCGTGCAAAGAGGTTGCTTTTACAAAAGGATTGCCTCTTGTCGATACATACGCGCGAATGACTCAGCGGATGCTTGTTGGTGATCACGCGGCGCTTTACGTGGACGCCGTCCACCTGACAGGTGCAGGCCACCAATTCTTCGCAGACCTTGCGGCAAAGCCCTACCACACTGGTTTTTTCGTCGCAGATCCAGTGGCGGCGCCTAATCCCGATCAATCGCCAGGACCTTCTCAACCGTCCACGCTTCTGTTGGCTGTTGCTGATTACGTTTTGGCTACTGGTAACGCCGCACTGACTGCTGATGTACTCGCGGCAAAAGAAGCAGCGCAAACAGTATAAGGGCAGGAATGGCAGATGAAATGAGCACAATTCAATAGCGCACAAGTCGCCAATGAATGCAAAAAGCCGGGGCTTTCACGGTAAAGCGCACCGGCTTCTATTGCAGAACCATCAAGCCCGTCAACTGATGGGCTTTCTAATCAACTGCCAGCCTCCGCAATCAGGGCACCATATCAGCCCCACCGACTGATAAAACACCCCCGTTCCTTGTAAGCTGTGCTTGCAATTGCAGATGCTCGGCTCTGGCGTCTGACCAGCCAGCCAGCCATGCTGTGACAATATCTTGCGAACAGTGGCTAATTGCGTCACTTGGTATACCCTCCCAATACGCTGTCTTTCCCGCCAGATAGGTTGGATCGGCTAATGAATCGTTCAAGCTCTAACACCCTGTTGCATAGTTTGATTTGGTCTACTACAAGCTCATTGTAGCGTTCGGTCTGTTTACGTTGCCTGCGGCGTTGGACTGGGGTCATGGCCAGCACCTCTCAAGAACTACGGAGCCGTAAGGAACAATATCCGGTCGGTCTGCGAAGACCAAAATACGCCCCCTCACAAACACCGCGACATATGGCTCACCGTTGTAGATTGCCCGCGCTGCTGCCTCGTTTACTGCCTCTAATGCGTTCATCCCCTCACCTCACACACATTAACCATCATCGTTCTAGGCTGTAGGTTGACCCATACAAGCCTTCTCTCTTTCCAGCACACCACCTCAGCGGGCGGCGATATTAGCAGAATGGCAGGGCCGATGCTCGCCACTGTGACGACGGCGAACATGGCCCAGCCTGCTATGTCACGGATAAGCGACACGGCCATTCTCAAGCCTGATCAGCCTGGGTAATCCGGCTTTTTCCACCGACTCGCGGCAGTTGAAGTTCATACCGTCACGGGTAGGGAAGCTGGCCGGCGCCTTGTCGAAGCAGCTGAGCGGGTGATAAGCCCTGCACGCTACGCAAATGCGCAGCGGCTCAGGCTTGTTCAGAAAGGCCCAGCGCTGGCGGACTTTATCTGAGATGGTCATTTGTTCGCTCTCGACAAGTATTTGTTGACGGCCTCGTCGTGACTATCTGCCTCTACCATCACGTACGAGCCGCTGAGACTGGTCTGCACTGGATGCAGCCTGCGGTATGGCAGGCCCAGCAAGCGACGGCACTCGTCAACGCCATGTTGAGCAATAAGCGCGTCGTCTACGAACACGCCGTTGCCGTCCTTCGCGCAAATCAGTGTCTTACCGATCACTTGTTCACCTCGGCCAGTGCGGCGTCTATCTCGTCTGACAGTTCGTCCAGCTTATTTCGGCGCGGCCTGAATCCATCCATCATATGGCTAGCGCCAGCGCTTGCCTTGACGTGCAGCGTCGATCTGCGCAGCAACCCCGCCAGCCTGTCGCGCTGGGCGGCAAGACGGTCGCACTCCATGCCGTTCTGCACTGCTGTGCCTGACCATTCCTCGATTGCTGCATCCCGCTCGGCAAGCTGCTGGCGCAGGGCGCTCAAACTATCGCCAGCATCGGTTATTTCTTGGTTTCTAACTTCGATACATTCCGTGAGCCGCTCGCATTCCTCCCGCAGCTCGGCAATGGTCGAATCTCTCTCAGCGGCAACCATGCCAGCTATACAGCGCGCAAAGATCAGGCAGCTCGTCGTTGTTACCGATGATTTGTCAGTTGTAGGCCAATCGAAAAACGCATCAGCCTCCGCCTGCACACGCTCGCGCGATATTGCGTCCCCCTCCGGCTGGCGCGGGGCGTCCAGTAGTGCGCGAAGCTCTTTACCAGCCTCGAATGCAGAAGCCATGTTCATTTCGAGCCGGCCATCAGCTTTGCGTTGCAGCGCAAGCCGCTCCAGCAGCTCGCGCTTAATCAGTAGTTTGTCGGTCATTGCTGCTGGCTCCGATGGTTGGCCGTCATGTAGGCAGCGATTTTGTCAGCGCTGACAATAGCCAGCGTTTCCGAACAGTCGTCGCAGCCGAGCACGAACAGGCACTCGACTTCGTTGGTGCTAAGCCTGCCGTTCTGAACGGGGCACCCAAGACGGGTGCGAATGTGAGTGTCCCAAGTCAGCCAACTGCTGCCGCACTCTTTGCATTTTGCTGGGACTTTCATTCCCCTTCTCCTTTCCGTGCTGCGGCGATGGCGGCTTCTGCCTGACCGAGCTTTATCCGCATTCCTGCCGCAATATCCGCCGGTCCGTGCAGATCAAACTTTGCCTGTATTGCTGACTCTCGGCTGACGAAGTAGCGCAACGCCTCCACCAGCTCACCCACATCGGCGGGCTGGGGCGTGGTGGTGTAGTGTGCAAACAGGTCAGAATGAATAGCCCGAGCAATCGCCCAGTCCGTGTTTCCGTAGACATCACCCTTATAGCGCCCGGAAATGGTGAAGCGATCTTTCGCCCATTCATTCAGCGCGGCATCCCCCTGCACCGGGGCGGCGAGGGCTGCGCGGAGTTCAGCCAGCGCCCTCCCCCTGTCCTCTTGTTTCTCTAGGGTCTGCGTGTATTGCGCGCACCGCTCCAGCAGCTCGCGGCGGATCGTTACGGTGTCAGTCATTTGTAATCACCTGTCAGCCACCAGAAGCGCCAAACGATATGCTTGGCGATACCTTGGCCATAGAGAAAGTCGCAGCGCAGTGCGCAGTTTGTGTAGAGCAGCCGACCGAAACCGTGGAAGGTCATCGGGCCACTTAGGTATTTGAGCTTCCGGTCAGTCATGGCGGGGCTCCTGTCTGGTCAATTCTCCGGTGGATACAAACCTTTGGAGGTACGGTAGCAACTCCGCCACCTGATCGCGGGTAAGGTGCATTCGTGTGGTGAGCATCACCTGCTTGGGGATTGGATACGGAACCCACCCGCAATCTCGTTCAGGCATTTTCCCCAAGGCTCGCATATCAGAGGCCAGTATTCTCGGGTCGGCATCCTCAACCCCGAGCCAAATCGCGTCATCTGTGGCAAGACTGCTTTTCTGCAGGCTACAGTCCACGCCGTAGCGATCTGAGAACACGATTAGATCGAAGCCCCTTGCTGTCATGGTGCTCTCCATCACACCACCTCCGGCGCTGGCGAGAGCGGCCTAAGCAGATAGTCTTTTTCCTTCTGCCATGCTTCGGAAACGTCATTTTCAAGCACATCGTTGTATGTCACTGGCGCGTTGAATCCGAACTGGAATGCTTCCTCTATCCGATCAGCAATTACCTCCCACGGGCTGGCTGGCTCTACCACTGGCGCACTGGTGTAGTAATCCATCTTGTGCTCAAGCTCGCGAATGCGGCTCGCCTGCTCAACGCATCCCATGCAGACAGCTGGTTGCTGCACTGGCGCAGGGGCGGCGGCGAGCAGCGTACGCCAGAACAGGCGCGCTATTTCATCGTCACCTGCATTGCCCCACTCGTCTGTGTGGTACAGGTCATATGCGGCTTGCAGCATCGGCTCTGGCAGATCAACCGGCACCAACACATACCCCTCCGGCACTTCCTGCTGCTGGGCGAGCTGGGCTTTCAGGTTTGCAATCTCAAGCCCGCGACCGATTGCGACTGAGTAAGTATGGTCTTTCTCTTGAGTCAGCCGCTCCACCTCTGCGCGCAGTTGGTCGCGCTCGGCACTAATCGCTTCGTTTTTGTCGACCTCATCATTGACCAGTGCCTGCAACCCAAGAATGCTGGCATTGGCCGCCTCGACGTTGGCCGTCAACCGCTCCACCTCACCCTGCAGCGCCTCGGTAACGCGCTTAAAGTCCGAGTAATAGACAAGCTCACCGCCGGGGCACTTAAAAGTGCCGCCGCCTTCTGTGACGTCAAACCGTTCCACTTCCTCCCCGCTCACCCTTTCTTTGTCGCTCATTTCACATCCCCTCTATCAATTGAGCCGCCAGCACAGCGGCGACATATACAGCCCAGAACACTAACCCTTTCATCAGATCAAACCCAGCAAACCAGCTACCGCATAGCCGATAACGCCAGCCATGCCGGTGAACATCAGGGCGCCCATGACGAACTCTTTGAGCTTGCGGGCGCGTAGGTCGCTGTTGCGGGTGGCTTGTGGTTTCATGTCATTTCCCCTGGAGCTATGCCCCGGCGAACCGGGGCGGGTTGGTTAAGCGGCGAGGATAGCTTTGACTTTCTCGACTACGCGGTCGCCTTGGCGCTTTTTGTTTTTCTTCACGATGTAAGGTTTGCTTGCGTCCCATGCGGCGCCGGCGCCCATCTTGCTCTCTACTCGCATCATGCCGTTAGCCATCACAACGGCGCGAACTTTGTAGTCAGCGCAGCATGCGCGCTCGTAGGTCAGTTCGTAGGCAAACTCGGTGCCCTTGTTCATGCTGTAGGTTGCGGCGGCTACTGGTTCAAAGTTCATCGTCTTACCCTCTGCGTTGTTCGTTTCGATGGGTCTAATGTATCCACTCAGCACCCGCGCGCCCAATTGATTGTTTCAACTGCTAGACTGTCTGCGATATGAACCGACTATGAGGGCAAAACATGACGCTCGGACAAAAGCAACGCCTGTTCGCAAAGCTCGCCGCTGATCTAATCATCCGCGCATATGCAACTGGCTACGAGGTAACGCTTGGTGACGCTTTCCGCGACCCTCGGGTACACGGCGAAATCGGCGAAAAGAAAGGCTATGGCCATCCTAAGAGCGCGCACAAGAATCGCCTAGCGATTGACCTTAACCTGTTCAAGGATGGCAAGTTCCTGCAAGCCACTGAGGATCACCAATCCCTCGGGGAGTGGTGGGAGTCGCAGCATCCTGATTGCCGATGGGGCGGACGCTTCAATGACGGTAACCACTACAGCCTTGAACATGATGGTGTGAAATGAGCTTTCTTGACAGCCTCACCAGCATCGTCGGCGGCTCCCTGTTCAAGGAGGCCAAAGAGATCGTTATGGCCTACTGGCCGCCAGAAGTTCCGCCTGAGAAGAAGCTGGAACTGCAAGCCAGACTCAATGAACTGGAGCTGACCAAATCAAGGCAGATAGACCAAGCCATTGCCGAGGCTGAGCAGCGTCTGACAGAGCGAATCGCGCTGACTGAGGGTAGCGCGCAAGACCTGCGAGCCATCCCGGTTATCGGCCCGTTCGTGCTGTTCCTGCGCGGACTTCAAAGGCCGATCTGGGGCTATGCCACCCTGTACGGGGATGCGATGTGGTTTATGGGGCGATGGCAGCTAAGCGAGCAGCAGGAGTCTGCCTTGTGGGTGATTAACTTCTTGGTGCTCGGGTTTCTGTTCGGTGAGCGCGCAGTGCAGAACGTCGCTCCGTTGATTACCGATCTACTGGAAAAGAGAAAGGGGCGCTAAGCGCCCCGTGTGTTACTCCTTAACAAACGCCCCGCCAGGCACCATTCTGCCTTTGCGATCCTTGATCTCATCCCATGCTGATTCGCAGCAGCGCATAAGGTCTAGATCAGCAAACACGCAGAAGTCATCAAGCGACCATAAGGCTTCTTGAATCTCCGTGTCTGCGATTTCATCCATGCCCAGAGTCATTGCAGCAGACGCGCACAGCGCAGAAACGCGCGCCGCTCCGTAGTTGAGCGAGTAAACCTCGTCGCATGATTCGTCAATGTTCAAGCCTGAGAACTTATGCAGGTATGCCGCATTAACTAAGCACACAGCCACATCGCCAACCGCGTCAACTAATGCTTCGCGATCTCCCTTAATCACCGCATCACACAACTCTCCAGCCTCGCTGCAAGCCTTCAAAGCCTGAGCAACTGCCGTACTGTGCTCATAAATCCCGCGATCCTTTGACCACCGCTGCACGTTTGCTACGAATTCTTCCCACTTCATGCTTGCTCTCCTTTGGCTTTGGCGATGGCGGCTTCCACTTTTGCAAGCTCCTCACCTGTGCCGCTAATTGATACGTGGTAACGAGCCATAACAAGCGCCTCAAGTAAGTCTGGGGCGGCAGAGATTAGGCGGGCGTCCGCTCCGGTTACATCAATATCTGGCGGGTACTCGCCGTCGGCCGATCCGTCAGAACAAACAATATTTTTGTCTGAACCTATAAGTATATGGCTGCCAAAATGGCTAGGAATCCAACTCCACGGCCCTTTAGTAAACTCGCTCATACCTTCCTCTCCTATCTAACCCAGTACCAGCTTTCATAGCTGATAACCTTCTCTATTGTCCTGACGTGTACCCCATACTGCTTAGCCATTCTAGGTATAGGCACTCCATAAGCATGTCTTTCCCTTATTGCCTTAACTCTAAATGGGCTTAGCTTTGCATGGGGTAGGTTGTTGCCGCGAGCTGGCATTATCCGTAGCCGTCGCCGTAGCCGTAGCCGTAGCCGTAGCCGTCGCCGTAGCCGTCGCCGGAGCCGGAGCCGGAGCCGGAGCCGGATCCGTAGCCGTAGCCGTCGCCGTAGCCGGAGCCGGAGCCGGAGCCGTAGCCGTCGCCGTAGCCGGAGCCGGAGCCGGATCCGGAGCCGGAGCCGGAGCCTGAGCCGGAGCCTATTGTGTCATTCAGCTTTGGCATTCTCTGCGCCCTCGATGGCCTTGATAGCCTTGTCGCTGCACGGAATCAGCTCTATAGCCTCAAGCCATACAGCTGGTACTGCCTCAGCAATCTTGCTGGCGCTTTCTTTGATGCCGTGCAAAGCAACAGCGCTAAGGCTAATCGACTCGGCAGCGTGCCATCGCCACATGCGCCGCGCATTGGTGATGATCACCTCGTTTCCGGACTTCTCGCTAACCGTGCCGAACCACACGCCAGCGGAATAGGTGCGGATGATGCACTTTTGTCCGATCATGTCGTTAAGACTAGAATGCTGTTGTTGCTGTGCTTGACCGGAAAACATGGCAGCAATTTGCTTGAGTTCGCCGAAGGTCAGATTGTCGATATTCATGGTGTTCCCTCTCGTTTGGTTGAATGCGTGGCGATAATTGCACGCTGATTTATTGCTGGCTAATCGTATGTTTCTATCGCCTCCTATAAGCCAATAGCCTTTTACCTTCCTCCCTGCACATCTCCAAAATCCTAGGCGGCATCTGTGCGGTTATTAGCTTTCGTTCGTAGTCACGCTTACATGCAAGCAGCTTGCAGGCAGTCTGGTAGATCGGCATTGCCAGGTCATGCCGCCAGTGTGGGCCTAGGTCTTCTGGCTCAATCTCACCGGCTAGGGCTGATTTGATTCGGTCGTGTATGGTCATGGGAAAGCCCGCCGAAGCGGGCGGGTGGTGGTTAGAAAGGCACGTCTATGTCAAATGCAGCAGCCGGCTGCGGCTGTGCTGGCTGAGGCGCTGGCGCCTGAGCCTCTTTGGCAGTAAATGCCAAACTCATAAACTTGCCTTTCTGGCCTTCCTTGACCCATGAGCTAATCCAATACTCTACGCCGCCAATCTCGCAGCTTCCCTTATAGTCAGGGTGGGTGTCTTTTTCTTTGCGGTCATTCTTGAACAGCACGCCGCGCAGGTTGTTGTCATATTGCTGGCTCATTAGAAAATTTCCTCTTCTTCTACTTTCGGTTGGTTAGTGATTGCTGCTTTTTGCTCGTCTGTCAGTTTGCCGGTCTGCTCGCAACGGGCGATAACTTGATCTGCTGTCATCTTTCCGTCTGCGATTGCTTGGCGCATTGCTGGCAACTTGGCAGCAAACTGGTCTGCTGGGTACTCTGCTGCTGGTGCTTGCTGCGCAGGCGCAGACTGCATAACGCGCACAGTGTACGGCTTGCGCTTGCCGCGCGTTGCGGTGAGGGAAAGAACCATGTCAGCCTTGATGTCGCTCATGTGGCTAATGCGAATTCCGCCAACCTTGACGCCGCCATACATGACCTCGGGGTCACAGAACAGCGTTACGGACTTTCCTACCCACTGACTGCCATATTCGCCCCAAGCTGCAATAAGCACGCGTCGCATAGACTTGCACGGTTTCCACGGGCGACCATCGAAGCCGCTGGTAATAATCCACACCGGGCTATCTTTGTCGCCTTGCTTGACGGCGAGAATCTTGACCGTCAGCGGGGCTGCAATCAGATCGTCAGCGTTTGCTTGGTCGGATTTTGGCGCAATGGTATGCGCCAGAGATTGTTCACTCATCGAATTTAACCTCAGACTCTTGCTCAAATTGGTTGATGTACCAGCTAGGGAGTTGGATGGTTTCAGGTTCGCAGGCAATGCCGGGCCACTCGTCAGCATCAAGGCATTCGGCGTATGTGTTAAGTGCTTTGCGATATAGCATCCGGCCAATCTCTAGCGCTTCGTCGTCAAGCACGAAAGGGGCGCTAGCATGTGGCAGCAGCTCTTCTACAGCAGCAAACACAAATGCGCTTAGGTCGTCGCCTGTAGCCCACTTGTACACATCGAGATAGAAAGCCGCCTGCATGTGATAGCCGTAGTTAGCAACGGACTTTGCAAAGTCGCGCAGGTCTTGCGTCTTTTTCAGGTCAACGGCGAAGCCTGAGTCAGTCAGCTTGTCGAAGCGGCATTTGACCAGCGCGCCAGTCTCCGGGTCAGTGGCGAACATTGAAAGCTCGCAACGTCCGGGCGCGTTCAGGTATTGCGACAGATGAGGGTTGCTAAGCGCTGACTCCTGCATACCGGCAACACGATCAGCCTCAGTACCAGTCAACACGCGTTCAGATGACCAGACCTTGCACGCCTCTTTGTACTCGCTGCTACGGCGGTCTGCGACGTTGCGTAGAAGCATGTAGTCGGTTGCGAATCGTTCAGGTTCAAGGATTGCGCAATGCAGCGCCGTGCCAATCTCCATTGCTCGGGTTGCTTCTTTGCGCTCGCCGAAACGATAGTGCGCAGGGCTGCGCATGATCAGGTCTAAGCCTGATTTACTGATCCCATCTGCTGCGTGGTACTGCTCATTGCTGAGCTGATCACACGTATAAATTCCAGGTTTCATAACCATCCCTCTCGTTGGTGGTGTTGCCATTATGGTTCTCGTCGGCTAAATTGACAACCACCGAAAACCAAAAAATTGCAGGAATGCAAAAATGATGACACTAGAGAAAGTCAAAAAAGAACTTCAACACTACAAGCTGAGCAGGGTTGCAGAGGCTGCCGGGGTGGATCGGCACGCGCTGTATCGCATGATGAAAGAGGACGCCAAGCCATCCTATGAGACAGTCAAAAAGCTGTCTGACTGGCTAGAGGGGTCGCGCGAATGACCGGCCTGATCCTTCGCCCGTATCAGGAGCAAGTGATTGACGACACGCGCAACGCACTTCGCCAGCACCATAGCGTGCTGATGCAAGGTCCTACCGGGATGGGTAAGACTGCTATCACGGTTTACATGATGGGGCGCGCTGCCGCGCAAGGTAAGCGCGCGTATTTTCTCGTCCATCAAAACGAACTGTTGAGCCAAACCAGCCGAGCGCTATGGAAGCAACAGCTAGAGCATGGCGTCATTGCCAGCGGCAAAGCTCGCAGCACATTGCCGGCGCAGGTGGCCAGCGTGCAGACGCTAGTGCGGCGTATGGAGCTATACAAGGAGCCTGACCTGCTCATCATTGACGAGGCCCACCGCGCGGCTGCAAAGACTTATCAGGCCATCATTGACCGATGGCCGAATGCTCGCGTCATTGGCCTTACTGCGACCCCTCAACGCACTGACGGCAAACCTCTTGACGTTCTGTTTGACTCGCTTGTGTTGGGGCCGTCTATCCGTCAACTCATGGATGACGGCTACCTCTGCGACTATGAAATTTACGCGCCGCCTATTGGCATCGACGTATCTACAGTCAAGCGAAAAATGGGCGACTATGACGCCAAAGAGCTAGAGACTGTCGTCGATAAGAAGTCCATCACAGGGGATGCCGTGGCGCACTACCTGTCTCACGCAAGCGGCAAGCGATGCGTGGTCATGTGCGTGTCAATCAGGCACGCCGAGCACGTTGCCGAGCAGTATCGAGCGGCAGGCGTACCTGCTGGCGTCATCGAAGGAACAATGAGCGGCCCGCAGCGTGACAAGATGCTGGCTGACTTTGCGGCTGGGCTGCTGATGGTTATTTGCAACGTGCAGCTATTGGTTGAGGGCGTAGACATTCCAGCTATTGAGGTCGTGCAATGGCTTCGGCCTACGCAGTCTTTGGTTATCTGGATGCAGGGCAATGGGCGCGGCCTGCGGCCTGCTGCTGGTAAGTCTGAGCTGATTATTTTCGATCATGTTGGCAACTGCCTGCGGCATGGCTTGCCGGATGATGATCGTCAATGGAGCTTGGAAGGTAAGGAAAAAGGAAAGCGGCGCTCGTCTGCTGATGATGAGATTAAGGTCAAGCAGTGCGGATCGTGTTATGCCGTATTTCGTCCAGGCCCTCAAACCTGCCCGCATTGCGGCGCGCCAGTCGCTGGGCAGCAGCGAGAGATTGAGGTTGTAGACGGAAAGCTTGAGAAGGTGGACAAGCTAGCCATTCGCAAGGAAAAAAGACGCGAACAAGGACAGGCACGCACGCTTCACGACCTCGTTGCGCTTGGCTTGCGTCGTGGAATGGCAAAGGCCGATAGCTGGGCAGCTATTACGATGGCAGCTAGGCAAGGACGCAAGCCGACCGGACATGAATATGAGCAGGCCCGCGCTTATCGTCGCAGTATTGAGGCGCAACGATGAAAGAGGCTGACATTATGCGTCTTTGCATGCTGGCGCTGTCTGAGGCTGGCTGCCTAATCTGGCGCAACAACACCGGCGTATTGCCTGACAAAAACGGAGTGCCTATCCGGTTTGGTCTTTGCGTTGGTAGCTCAGACCTCATAGGGGTTGCGCCTGACGGCAGGTTTCTCGCCGTTGAGGTTAAGACAGAAAAAGGCAAACCAACACCAGAGCAAGAACGGTTTATCTCAGCCGTTCGTGCAAAAGGTGGGATAGCTGGCATTGCACGATCACCTGAAGAGGCACTAGACTTGCTCCGGCGCGGCTAGGGTAGCTCCCGAACGTCTGCGGTCACAGACTGCCGCTGCCACCTATCAGACCAACCCAAGACCAGGGAAGCATTACATGACTAAGCCTACTAGTTGGTACGCTCGCCGCATGGTTGAGCGTTTTGGGATGCACGTTATCCCGCTTCAATCTCGCTCTAAATTGCCTGTTCAGAATGACTGGGGGCACAACACCCTGTCTGATGCAGAAGATGCAGAGGCGTATTTTCAGCAGCATCCAGACTATAACCTTGGCGTGGCTCTCGGGCCGTCGCGGTTGTGCTCGCTGGACATTGACTGCATGGAATCGTTTCGCCATATCTGCGACTGCTTTGGGATTGAGCTAGACGCGCTCATTGCAAGCACGCCAACCATTCAGGGTGCATCCAAAGGGCTTCGCGTTATGTTCCGCGTTCCTTATGGCGTTGCGTTGCCGTATTGCAAGCTGAATTGGAAGCGTCAAGACAATCAGGCTAAATCGTTCACTGTGTTTGAGATGCGTGCCGCATGCGATGACAAGCAGCGCTTTGACGTACTGCCTCCGTCTATCCATCCTGACACCGGCAAACCTTACGTCTGGCTAACGCAGCCGAGCGCTGACTGGCCAGAGCCTCCGCGCTGGTTGCTTGCTATGTGGCAGGACTTTGACAGATTCAAACCGCAGATGCAGGCCATGTGTCCGTGGCTGCCTGAGCAACCGGCGCCAACACCTGCACAACCGCGCCAACAGCAACAAGGCGACGGAGTGTCGGTCATAGACGCATATTGCGCGGCTAATCCATTGCAGTCTGAGCTGGCGCGGTATGGATACAAGCAAGTAGGCAAGCGCTGGTTGTCACCTCACAGCAGCACAGGGCTGCCTGGCGTTATTGAGTTTCCAGACGGCCAGTCATGCTGGATACATCACGCAAGCGACCCGCTTTGCAGCGAGGATAGCGGCAAGCCGGTCAGCAGCTTCGATCTGTTCTGCTATTACGACCACAACGGCGACACCTCAAAAGCCGTAAAGGTGGCTGCCGATCTGCTTGGTATGAAGCATGAGCCACGCGCTAAGCTGGTTGAACAGGTCAAGCGCATAAGTGCCGAGGTGCAGACCATTGAACACGTGCCGGCTGCGCGCGGTAGCTACAACTTGGCAGAGCCTTTGACCTTTACTAATGAGAAAGGGCGCCCGCTCAAGCATATTGAAAATCTGCGCGAGATTTGCCGGCGAATTGGCGTAACTGTTCGATATAACGTCATTGGCAAAGAGGAAGAGATAATAATTCCAGGCCAGTCATTCTCTATTGATAACCAAGGCAATGCCTCGCTTGCATGGCTTAAGTCTGAGTGCAGTTTGTTTGATTTCTCAACCGATCAGCTAGACGGGATGGTCACTTATCTTGCTGACCAGAACCAATACAATCCTGTCGCTGAGTGGATTATGTCTAAGCCGTGGGATGGTGTTTCAAGGCTTCAAACTTTCTATGACACAGTTACCGGAGTTAATGACCATATCGAAGCAAAGCGCTTGTTTAAAGAAACGCTCATGCGTCGATGGTGTATATCTGCTATCGCTGCTGCTTTCTCGCCTAACGGTATATCTGCGGCTGGCGTACTTACCTTTCAGGGCGCGCAGTATCTCGGCAAAACCAAGTGGTTTAAGCAGCTAGTCCCGTCAGAGTTAGGCGTACTTAAAGACGGCATGATTCTCCGGCCTGACGACAAGGACTCTGTTAAACAGTGCGTATCGTTCTGGATGGTTGAGCTTGGCGAGCTGGACGCCACGTTCAGAAAGGCTGACATTGCTGCGCTCAAGTCGTTTCTGACTAACGACAGTGACGTTCTGCGTCGCGCCTATGCGCGCAAGGAATCAAAATTCGCCAGGCGTACAGTGTTCTTTGCCTCGGTCAACCCTAAAGAGTTCCTGCACGACCCAACCGGCAACCGTCGATACTGGACTATTGAGGCGTCTCACCTTGACCACTCACACATGATCGACATGCAGCAGGTTTGGGCTGAGTTCTACCACCTGTGGCGAGCTGGTGAGGGTTACTACTTGACGCCAGACGAGGTGCAGGAGCTTAACGAGCACAACGACAGCTACACTGCCGTTGACCCGATAGAGGATCGCATCCTAACCCGTTTGGATTGGTCAGCAGATAACCTTCTGTGGCGATGGTCTACGGCTACAGAGATATTGATAGACGTTGGCGTTGATCGCCCAACGCGCGGCGACGCAACGGCATGCGCTGCTTTCGTTCGTAAGCACAACGGGAACCAGGGCAAGCGCAGCAATGGAAAGTCGCTTCTGTATGCGCCTCCAACGCTAGGAGGATCGGCTTTCTGAACACAACCCCGCTCACAAGGCGGGGTTTTTGTTTTCAGTGCATCAGTGCATCCATCAGTGCATCCTTTGAAAACAGGTTGCACTGCCTCAACGCCTAGTGCCACGTGGCTTACAGCTATATAGTGCATCCTAGTGTATGTATTTATAATAATAATAGAAAAGGGAGCATATAGAGGGGATAGGCACCTATACACGTGGAAAACCCGCCCGTATAGGAACTAAGTGCACTTGATGCACTGGATGCACTGATTTGGCTGAAACCCGCGCCAATGCTGGGCTGTAGCGACAGTGCATCCTTTCTAGGCAGTGCAATGCAGTGCATCCTCATAGCCACCCGCTAACACAACCCCTAAGACCCATTGAAACAATCAATTGGCCGGGATTACGGGCTGGATTGATACTGAGCGCATCACCAGAGAGGGACGCAACATGCTGCACATTAACAACAGCGCAACCAACCGGCACCGCTGGAGCCAACTCAAGAACATTGCCAGTGCCCGGTCTGGCAAACTGGCCTACTACATCTCCGGCATGATGGCTGGATCGATGATTGAGGCAGGTGTTCCAGCCGACGAGCGTGAACGCCTGTGCAAACTGGCAGGGACAATCGCATCTGATCGTTTTGACGAGGTGGGCGCATGACTTACATCGGCCTAACCCGCTATGACCCAAAGCTAACACCGGACGAACCCAGAGACTGGGTATGCCCTGACTGCGGTCATGAGTGCGGCGACAATGAGGCCCGTGAAGGTGAAGGACTTTGCGGGGAGTGTGGGCATGTGTTGGTGGAGGATGACGAGTGATCCTACTCACAAACCCCAAGCGCTCAGGTCAGCTTGCGCGCATCACCATCATCCGCCCTGATGGCGTGACTTTGGTCATTCACGGGGGAAGCAATGCCAGGCGATACGCTAAACGCCACCGGGAAGCCGTCTGCGAGCGCGCAGGATCGTTTTTCTCTGCCGGGATGATAAACCCTATGTATAAACTCTTTGCGCGCTGTAAAGGGCGCGTAGAGGCTTACAGGAAGATTGCCGGCATGGGACCGGCTGTGTGGGAGGGGAAATGAACAGCTTTGTAATTGTTATTGAAGCCGACAACAAGCGCGCGCATGCGGCTTACCTGAAGGGCATGGAAGACCTAGAGCGAATTTGGCCGCAGTTAATGACTTTTGCTCTTGATTACGACAAAAAGCAGGAAGAAAAATACAAGGAGTGGCAAGAAGAGCAGGAAAAAATAGATGCAGAACATGAGGTTGCAATGGCTGAATACAGGGAAAAGGTAAAAGCTTGGAAGTCATCAATGTTTAGGCAGTCTATTGCCACTTTCCCGTCACTGCCTCGTCGACCTTACTCGCCTGGAAGCTTCTACATTCCGCACGCAGCTCAATTAAATTACGAAAGTATCAAGAGAGAGTTAAAGCGCATGGCAGATTTAGCTGGCGCAGCTATTTGGCCTTTCAGAATGACAGAGAATCAGGTTGCTGAAATGATCGCGTGGGAAGATGGCAGCAAGATTGAGTCTATGAAGGCGACTATTTCGGTGGGTGTTTTCAAATGAAGCACAGCCACTATCACAAGAACGTCAAGCACCTAGAAACCATCGACGTGTACCGGGTGCTGCAACTGTTCGGCGTAACCGATCCGTGCATTCAGCATGCAGTCAAAAAGCTGCTGTGTGCCGGTCAGCGTGGAGTCAAGCCGGTGGCCAAGGATGTGCAGGAGGCTATCGACTCGCTCGCCCGCTGGCAGGATATGCTGGCAGAGGATGCGGTATTTCTTGAGGAAGGCGAGCGCCACCCGATGACGCCTAATGTCGTTAGCTATCCCGCTGTAGAGGTTGGGGTAGATGTAGATTATGACGGAGGAAGAGTTGATCGGGTAGCTAGCTCTCACGGTGACGGCGAGCATTATGCAGTAACCGACCCTATGCGCTGCTCCGATTGTCTGGCAGAGCATTGCGCCTGTATCGCCCGTTAGCTACAGTCAAACCTCACCCAACAAAGGAGCGCCACTCATGGCCGTTAAGAAAAAACCAGCAGCAAAGAAGCCTATGGCTGACAAAAAGAAAACCGGCTTTGTAGGTAAGCCAAAGAGCACCCGTAAAGACGGCCTTGGCGGCTATGACTCTGCCCGTTGATTTCTACCTGTGCCTGCTGGCTGCGCTTATCGCGTGGCCAGTGGCCAAAGACATATCGCTCAGGTACGCGGTGTTCGCTCCGGTTACATTCCTGATTGATCAGCATCCGTACTGGGACGCCACGGCAATCTCTATGATGTTTGCCACCTACGCGTTGATCGACTGCATGATTGGCATGTGGAAATCCCGACTAGTGTTCTTTGTATCGTCTTTTGTTTGGGTAGTCGTTAGCGTTGAATCCTTAATGCTTCTTGACTACACACTTAACAATCTGGTGTATATTGATGCAATCATTAACGCATGGCTCGTGATCATCATCGCTAGGGAGTGGAAACATTGGATGGATATAAAGCGCTCGTCGCATTCGTCCTAATCTCGGTAGTCCTGGCACAGATACACCACGGGCGGCAACTTCGACGGATCAACCGACATGCAAGAACAAACGCCCCTTGTGATGGAAGAACTTCGTATCATCAAGGCCATGCACACCGAAAGCATGAGCCGAATTGCCGACTTGTGTGGCGAGATGAAAGGGTTAGTTGTCGAGCTGCGGCATGCCCAAAAAGACAACGAGACGACCAAGAAGGACGTTGACGAGCTGAAAGGTCAGATGATGGACGTGAGGTTGCAGAACGCGACCAACCAATCATTTTTCGACACAGCAAAGAGCATGCAGAAGGCCCAGTGGATCACCATAATCGCAGCAGCAGCAGCGGTAACAGGCACAAACGTACCATTCACTAAACTATTTGGTGGCTAACATGAAAACCCCGAAGAAAGTCGCGAAGGTCAGCAAGAAGTTTGAAGAAATGGACATGAAAGCTGACAAGGCACTCATGGCGAAGATGATGAAAGAGGATGAGAAGCACGACAAGAAGCTCATCCAAAAGGCCATGAAGTCGGCCAAGCCCAAGAAGGCCAAGAAATAATGCCTCTTAAGCCAGGTTCGTCCAAGCGGGTGATCTCTGAGAACATCCGCAAGGAAATCAAGGCCGGAAAGCCACAAGATCAAGCAGTGGCAATAGCCCTGAGTAAAGCCAAGAAGAAACGCAAGAAGTGAGAGAGGATAGAGAGGATGTTTCGTGAGCTTATCTGGGATTACATTTTGATTGCGTCTGGCGGGGTCGGTGTTGGCGTATGTATTGGTCAATTGATCTGCAAGTCTTGTGGAGTGAACTGATATGCCAGCCACTCAAGAGCAAGTAGACACAGTATGCACAATGGTCGCCAATGGCAAAACGCTAAGGCAGATCGGTGCGCACTTTGGTGTGGATGCAGGAACAATCCTTAAATGGGTTGGCGCTAACGATCAATACTCGCAACAATATGCGCGCGCGCGCGATTCTGCCGCAGATTTGTTCGAAACGGAAATCATTGAAGCTGCATTAGCAGTTGGCCCTGAAACAGCGGCAGCAGATCGAGTAAAGATTGACGCGCTTAAATGGGTCGCAGGTCGTCGGGCGCCAAAGCGTTATGGGGACAGGGTTCAGACTGAACATAGCGGGAATATCCAATTTACCGACATGACGGACGATGAACTTGAACGCCGCATCCAAGCCCTTAAGCAGAGCTGAGAAGTTAGAGCTACTGCAACTTCTGGAAGAACAGAAACGCCGTCAAGCGCAACGCCTGGCGGCTTTGCAGTTTGAGAGCCTGTATGACTGGCAGCTCAAGTTCGTAGCAGCTACAGCCGATCACACCTCCTGCATGCTCATGGCGGCAAACCGTGTCGGCAAGACCAGGACTGGTCTAACTGTTGACGCAGTGCATTTGCTTGGTGATTACCCAGACAACTGGCCGGGCCATAAGTTTGACACCGCCCCCCTCTGCTGGCTGCTTGGCTTCTCGATGGAGAAAACCCGCGACCTTTTGCAAACGCCACTGTTTGGGCGCCTAGAGGGTGGCAAGTGGACAGGTGGCCTAATCCCTGCTGACAGGATCGTAGACCACAAGTCAGCCACCGGAACCAGCGGGGCTATGCGTGAAGTCAGGGTTAAGCATTCGTCGGGCGGAATCTCAACTGTACAGTTCTGGTCGTACTCTCAGGGTCAACACGCCATCATGGGTGACTCTGTTGACTGGTATCACATTGACGAAGAGCCGAGAGACAAGGCGATTTATCCACAGGTTCTAACCCGTACAGCTACTGGTGACAAAGGCCGTGGCGGACGTGGCATTCTCACATTCACACCCGAGAACGGACGCACAGAGTTGGTCGTGCAGTTCATGGACAGCCCAGCCGCTAGCCAGTACATGCAGCGGGCGACGTGGGATGACGCCAAGCACTTGACAGAGAAGACCAAGCGCGAACTGTTGGAAGCGTACCCAGAGTGGCAAAGGGACATGCGAACCAAAGGCCTGCCATTGCTGGGTGCTGGTCTGATCTTTGACATTGGCGACGACACGATCAAGTGCCAGCCGTTCGAATGCCCTGATCACTGGTGGGTGGTCAACGGCATGGACTTTGGCTGGGATCACCCGCAGGCCCATGTGCAGCTGTGGATTGACCGAGACACCGACACGATTTATCTGGCCCATGCCTGGAAGAAGTCGCGCACAACTCCCGCTACTGCGTGGTCAGCCATTAAGCCGTGGGCGCGCAACGTCCCAACTGCCTGGCCTATGGACGGACTGCAATCAGAGAAGTCTAGTGGCGAGCAACAGAAGGCTGCATATCAAGACACTGGCTGGCTGATGATGCCCGAGCATGCAACATGGCCAAGTGGTGGCGTAGGCGTGGAGGCTGGTCTAGTTGAGCTATATCAGCGTATGGAGAACGGGACTTTTAAAGTGTTCTCGCATCTGTCCGATTGGTTCGAAGAAAAGTTAAACTACCATCGCGACGAAAACGGGCATATTGTCAAGGTCAATGACGACTTATTGAGCGCTACTCGCTATGCTTACATGATGCGGCGTTTTGCTAAACAGAAGCGCGAGACTAACCCGAGCGTTTTATCTAACTTCGTCATGCCGCGCCCCATCCAAGCTAAGAGGCTTAGTTAATGGCAACAGACATTCAGGAAATCGTAAGACGCCAGGACTTGGCCTATAGCGCCACACTTCGTGTTAGGGAGCGCGGTTCTGATGACCTCATGTTCTCCCGTCTTACGCAGTGGGATGACTTCATCGAGGGGATTGGCCTTGAGTACCGTGGGGAATTTAACCTCATCTGGAAAGAGCGCCAGCGCCTAATCAGTGAGATGCGCGCCAACCAGATCGCGCCGAACTTCAAGCCCGTAGACGGTGCGGATCCTGATGCTGGGGATATCCTTAACGGCATGTACATCACCGATATGCGCAACAACCGCGCTAAGGAAGCGGTAGACGTTGCGGTCGGGGATATGATCGATGCCGGCTTTGGTGCGTGGCGCCTGTTTACCGAGTACGTGGACACTGACGACGACCTCGACAACCGCCAGGTAATCCGACGCGAGCCGATCCACGAAGCTAACAACGTGGTGTTCTTCGACCCCGCAGCTAAGCGCATGGACAAGTCCGATGCTCGCTATGTGACCATCATTGTCCAGTTGGCCAAGGAAGCGTTTGAGGAACTGGCCGAAGAGTATGGATTCGACCCTGACATGTCGTCGGGCTTCTCCAATCCTTCGCAGTCCTACGTCTATCCGTGGAACTATGTAGGAAAGCAGTACACCATTGGCGAGCATTACGAACGGGTTAAGAAGACCGAGAAAATCGTAATAATGGAGCACCCGTCCCTCGGGGCTAAGGCGTTCAAGCGCAAAGAGATCAAAGACGTTCTAGACGATATGCTCAATATGGGCTGGCGTACGCTGGGTCAGAAGACTCGTGAGTACTACATCGTCAACAAGTACCTTGTTTCAGGCTCCCGCATCCTGCACGGCCCGGAGCGTATCGCTGGTGAGCACATCCCGGTTATTCCGTGCTACGGCAACTGGTTCTGGCTTGAGGGTGCTGAGGTTTGGTCGGGCATCACTCGCCTCGCTAAAGACCCGCAGCGCCTGTACAACATGCAGATGAGCTACCTTGCAGACATTGCAGCCAAGGGCGCGCGTAACAAGCCTGTGTTGTACCCGGAGCAGGTTCAAGGCTTCCAACACATGTGGGAGAACCAGAACAGCTATCCTTACTTGCTGATGAACCGCAAGACCACAACTGGTGAGGACTTGCCGCCCGGCCCTGCAAACTACATCCAAGCCGAGCAAGTACCGCAAGCTACCGTCGCCATCCTTGAAGCGATGCGCATGAGCGTAGAGGACGTAACAAGTCCAGGCATGCCTCAAGATGTACTTGACCCTACCGCTAGCGGTAAGGCTATCAACGCTGTTCAGTCGAGGATCGACAATCAATCCTTTGTGTACATGGATAACCTGGCATCGGCATACCGCCGTGACGCCGAGGTTTATCTCGGTATGGCTCGGGAGGTCCACGATACTCAGCGAGAAGTCCGTCTGACCGGTATGGATGGGAATGAGTCCACCGCTGTCCTGATGGAGCAAGTGCAGGACATGGCTACGGGTCAGTGGGTCACGCTGAACGATATCTCCCGTGGGCAGTTTGAGGTCTATGTAGACGTAGGCCCGGCATGGCAGAGTCAGAAGCAGAAGTCACGCGACGAACTCATTCAGATGATGCAGTCCACGCAAGACCCGCAGCTAATGAACATCCTTCAGATGCAGTACATCCTCCTGCAAGATGGCCAGCAGTTCGATGCACTGAGGAAGTACGCCCGTAAAAACCTTCTGCAAATGGGCATCATCGAGCCCGAGAGCGAAGAGGACATGGAGTACATGCAACAGCTCCAGATGCAGGCACAGCAGGGTGACCCACAACAGATGGCTGTGGCTCAGGCTCTACAGGCTCAGGCGATGAAAGACCAAGCACAGGCAGCCAAGGCAGAGGCCGATACCATTGGCGCATTGGCGCTAGCAGAAGAGCGCAGGGCGAGCACGGCCGAGAAGCTGACCAAGGTTACTTCTCAACAGCTGGACAACGCCGAGCGCCTGGCTATGGCTCTAAGGGGTAATGTGATGCAGCAACAACGGCAGTTGTTTACACCGACGATGCAATAGCCTATAACTATTACGCCGTTCCCCTCTCTACGGTACTAGCCCCGTCCCTGCCCCTCCCAGGTTGACGGGGCTTTTTATTGCCATAGAGAAAATCAATTATACTGCCTGCCTTGTGTTTGCTAGATTGCAGGCTCTGAAACACCAACTAGAGAGGGAAACATGGCAAACAAACAAGACAGAATCGCCTTTGAACTGGCAGCAGTAGAGCTGGACGACAACGCCACGCAGCCGGGGAAAATGGTAGTAATTTTTAGCGATGGCGAAGTTATGGTAAGCACGTTTAGCGATGGCAAAAAGACACCAGTCCAGCAAAAAGGATTGAGCACAACTCAAGCCTGCGTAGTCATCATCTCATTCATGGCAATCATCGCTGCTACTGCGGCGTTTATCTAAGAGAGGGGAACATGAGCAAGCCAAACAAAGACGGCTGGATTCGCCACCGTGGCGGGAAGTGTCCGGTGGAGACTGGTGTGTTGGTTGATGTGCGGTATCGCGATGGTGGTAAAGCATTTGGGCAGCCTGCGCTAATGTCCGGAAGCGTTGATAGCAGGTGGGCCGCAAGTTGGGATCATGCTGCCCAGCCTTTTGACATCATGGCCTACCGCCTGCACAAGCCTGAGCAGGTAGAGCCGGACATATCGATTGAGCCGGTTGAGACAGTTCGATCCGCAGAGCAAATGCGCGACCGCATCCGAGAAATCGACAGCACAGTAGAATCCCTAGAGGAAGAGCGCGTCAGCCTTGTGCAGAAGCTTGAGGCTGAGGGGTTTAGGCTGATTGATAAGAAAGATGTGGAGAAGAAAGAGTTTATGAAGGAAATGGTCAGGCAATACGAGAAAGTATTGAGTGGAGCTGATACTGAAACATGGTGAAGTATTGCACATGAGTAACAACCAAGCCCCTTAACCGGGGCTTTTTTACGCCTGCCTCAATAGCCAAACTCTATCTTGACGCATTCTAAAATAGCGTTACTCTATAACTTGCCTACTCGGAGGCCCTACCGAGGACAAAACCCCGACACGACGGAGAATTATCGTGGCTGATGAAATACTCACCCTTGAAGCACTAGAAGCAGAAGCAGCGGCAGAACTGGAAGCGGAAGAAGCGCCGGCCAGCGTGGAAACCGAAGACGAGGCCAAGTCGGTAGAAGGTTCAGAAGTCGAGGCGGAAAGCGAGGAAAGTGTAAGCGTAGACAAGGCTGCGCAAAGTGGCAAAGAGCGGAAAACTGTAACGCTACCTGCTAAGGAGTTGCACAAGCTGCGCACAGAGCGGCGTGAGCGTGCCACCCAAGCGGAGGAACTGAAGCGGCAAAACGAGGAACTGCTGGCCAAGTTGGCACTGCTGAGCAATCCGCAGCCTGCCGAGCCTGTCATCCCGACATATGAGTCATGCGAATACGATGAGGCAAAGTTCGCGGCAAAGATGGCGGAATGGAATCAGTACCAAGTTAAGAAGCAGCTAGCAGACCTTCAGCGCATGCAGCTTGAGCAGCAGCAAGCTCAACTGATGCAGCAGAAAGCCGAGCAGGAGATTGCACAGCACTACGAACGAGCGGCAGCGCTTGGTGTTCCTGACTATGAGGACGCAGAGCGAGTAATGCGCGACGAGTTCGGTGACAGTGCGATTGATGCCGTAATCAATGCCATTGGCGAAGGTTCGGAACGTGTTCTGTTCCACCTTGGCGACAAACGAAATGCGGCAAAGCGTAAGGAGATTGCAGACCTTTTGCGCCATGACCCGTCTGGCCTGCGAGCCATGACACGACTTGGCCAAATCCTGGCGACTTTGAGCACTGAGCCACCGGCTAACAAAATCAGCCACGCACCAGCAGCGGACAAGCCTGTCTCTGGCGGTCAAAGCGGTGGCGGGGAATCGGCAATTCTCAAGAAGCTAGAGCGCTTGAGCCGTAACCCTGACCGTACTGCTTACCGAGAGTATCGAAAGACGCTCACCAAGGCCGGGCAGAAATCCCTGCTGGACCAATACGACTCGAAATGGTAAGGGGTTTATAACATGGCACTGAGTACAGCTAAGAAGGTCGAGGTGTTCTTCGATCAGGTTATGGAAGCCTACGAAGAACAATCGCAGATGGCCGACAACTGCGAACACTTCCAAATGGTGGGCGCTAATGCCCAGAACTCCAACAACGTCTACTGGCGTCAAGTGGAACAACAGGCTCCGGTCACTTCCGGTTGGGACTTGTCCGCCGTGACTCCGGGCGACGTAATCGAGCTGAGCTACCCGTCTACTCTGGGTGCTCCGCGAAACGACTGGTTCCAACTGAACGCCGCTGACTTCCGTGATCGTGCGTTCATGGATCGTCGCGCCAAAGCTGCTGCTGCTCGTCTGTCCGCAGACCAGAACAGCCGCATTGCTACCGCCGTCGCCACCCAGTCGGCACAGTTCTACCGTTCCAGCTCCAGCGGTTATGACTTCATCAAGCAGGGCGATACCATCCTGCGCGAACAGCAAGTCAAGATCGGCGGCGGCAACCCGTGCTTCTACGTCAATGACCGCACCGCTGCTCAGATTTCCTCTGACATCGCTGGCCGTCAAACCCTGCAAGGCATCCCCGAGGAAGCCTACCGCAAGGGCATGATGTACAAGAACACAGCTGGCTTCGATATCTATGAGTCCAGTTTCCTGCCGTCTCTGGCTGGTGGTGCTCTGGCTGGCGTAACCGTTACCTCTACTGTCTCGCAGGCTCCTGTAGCTAACCAGACCGTAGCTGGTACTGTTCTGCCGGTTGACTACCGAATCTCCGACCCGATCACCCTGACCGGTACTATCACCAACCTCGTAGTAGGCGACGTGATCAGCTTCTCGGGCGTTAAGGCAATCGGTAAGCAGGACAAGACCATCACTGCAACCGACAAGACCTTCCGAGTTGTGGCGAAGTCTGGCCAGACCATTCAGGTCTATCCGCGTCCGATTGCTCTTGGTGACGCTGGCTTGAACGCCTCTCAGCTGGCCTACGCCAACATCAGCGCGCAAATCGCCGCAGGTGCTACCGTAACCAAGCTGAACAGCGATACTCTGGCTCAAACCAACGTGTTCTGGATGCCTGACGCAGTACAGATCACCGACGGTGACGCCCCGCTGGAACTGTTCAGCCAACTGGACGGCATGGAAGTGAAGACCGCAACCCTGTCGTCTGGTACTAAGCTGTACCTCGGCTATCAGGGCTTGATCGATACTTTCAACCTGAAAGTGCGTCTGCTGACCTGGAACGACGTAGTTGTCCGCGATCCTGAGCGTTGCGGCGTAGCGATTAAGTTCTAATCGTGGTGTAAACTGAGGGGGTCGAAAGGCCCCCTTAGCTTTTGGAGAGTGTTATGACAGATAAAGCGATTGAGCAGGAAATTCAGGCAAAAGGTCTAACCGCCCCGCGCATTACCCCTGCCGACATTGAGGCGAACATTGTAAGCGTTAACTACTTCACCGCAGCGCAGGGCGTGCTTGGCGAGGCTGTTAGTAATTGTGATGAATCTGTTTGTGTCGGTGATGTGGTTTATGATGATGGCTACGAGAGCGATGCGGCATTGCGACTGCTGACATTCTGCGTTCTGGTTCTGCGAAACGGATTTACCGTAACCGGCGAGAGCGCCTGCGCCAGCCCGGAAAACTTCGACGCCGAGATTGGCCGCAAGATCGCCCGCGACAATGCCGTTGCGAAGGTCTGGCCGCTGATGGGCTACGAGCTTCGTAGCAAGCTGGCGGAGGCGTGAACATGAGCAAGCGTTGCTACTACCGGGAAGGAAAAGGCACCACCGCAGACGGTATCGAATGCGAGGCCGGCGTATTCAATGAGGCTGATGAGGACGCGCTAAAGCTGGAAGGCTGGAAGCGTAGCCCGCATGATCTTGAGGACAAGGAAGAGTCTGTAGACGAAGAGCTACAGATTCTGCGTGAGGCTGCTAAAGAGCGCGGCATCAAAGGTTGGCATCGCATGGGCGTTGCTAAGCTCCGCGAAGAATTGGGGCTAGATTATGAGTGATATTCCGCAAACCTCAGTCGTAAGCGTTAGCACGGGGGAGGGTTCGCCAGAGCTTAAAACGCTTGGCTCTCTTTCTTCCATGTTTGCCAACAGCGCCTGTCGTGTCGCTGTTATCGGCACTTCTCTTGTGCAGCAGAACGAAGCTGCAACCACAGCAAAGGTCAGCCACTGGATTAGGGGTTGGTTGTCGTGGGCTCGCTATTTCGCAAAGGGTCGATTCTATTGTGAGATTTGGAACGATCCGACCATATACAAAGGCTGGGAGCCGTCGGGCACAGAAGGTGCAACCCGAGGCTTCACCGGTCTTAACGCTGGCGTATCTGGCCAGACTATTGCGCAGATTACGGCACGCAAGTGCTTTGTATCTGACGGCATTACGCCGGATTTTGTGATTCTTGACGCCGGCACGAACGACATGTCAACTCTCAGCAAAGAGTCGATCAATCAAAGCCGAATCGCCCTTGCTGACTACTACCTCAAGTCCGGCATTCGCGTGATATTCCTGCCGATTCTGAGTCGAGGTATCTCGTCGTGGGCGGCTGGTAGTCCTGAGCGAGCCAAGGCCGCATGGATCAATCAGCAGACCCGCGCCTATTGCAATCAGACTGATGGCGCCTACCTGTTCGACTGGAACATTCCCTGGGTTGATTCGGCTAACGCGAATGGTGAGCCACGCGCCGGGTTTTCGAACGACGGAATTCACTTCGCCCCCGCTGGCGGGATTGCAGTAGGCGAGTCATTGGCTGCATTTATGGCCAAGATCATGCCTGACCCCATGCCTCGGGTGTGGTCGCAGGATGACAAATTCGACGCCACCAATAATCCTAACGGCAACCTGCTGGCTAACCCGTTCTGCACCGGTACAACCGGCGCGCTTGGAACTGGCGCAACTGGTACGGTGGCAACCGGGATGCGGGTTGAGGTATCGACCGGTAACGCAACCGTGGCCTGCTCGAAAGAGACGCGCACCGACAACCGTGGCGACTATCAGGTTCTGACTTTTACCCCGAACACTACTGAGTCGCTGGCGTACTTCCGCACATCCTCGGCAGATACCGCGCACAGCTACCCGGCAGGGACATGGGTTCAGGCATCTATCGAGGCCGACATTGGATCGTTCAACGGATGGCAGGGGATCACCCTGTATCTCAAGGATAACGGCACAAACGGCCTTATCGCCTATGACATGGAGCCATTCGACGATGGGGCTGGAAATATTAAGCTTCCGCTTCGAAATATCGGCTCAGGAATGCTTGTCACTCCACCGATTCAGATCGTAAGCGGTAGCCCAACCCTCCGTTGGCGTGTAGAGATTCGCGTAGCCTCTACAGGCAGCGGAGCGAGTGGCACGGGCGTGGTTAAGCTCGGCGCGGTAGAATTGCGCCAGGTGGAAAGCCCGATAACCGTCACCAACTACAAAGGAATCCAGCCATGCTAACCAAGGCTGACCTTGTAAAGCAGGCTCTGCAAAAGCTGGCAGTGACCGGCTTTGACGCAGAGATTAACCCAGAGGAAATCAAGGCCGGGGTCATCACGCTTGAGGAGATGATGGCGGCATGGGATGCGCAGGGGATCAAGTGCGGATATAAGTTCGCCGCACTCCCTGAGACTGCCGATGCCGAAGCTGATGCGGGGGTTCCAGATATTGCCCGTCAGGCTATCGCGTATAACCTCGCTATCCTTCGTGCCGATGCGTATGGCAAGCAGGTCAGCCAATCTGTACTGATGATGGCTGACGCAGGCATGACCGCACTATTGGCGGCTATTGCGTACATCCCAACTATGCAGTACCCCGGACGCATGCCGCGCGGCTCTGGCAACACCCTGCGTTATACCCGTTGGACTCGCTACTACCGACCACAAGACACGCTCGACGCAGACAATGCCGGGCCGATTGATACTAACGGACAAGGAGCCTTGCAGCCGTGACTACTATTCGCCAACTTCCCGAAACAGACGTACTCACTGGCGGCGATCTGCTGGTAGTCGCACTGGCCAGCAACAACCGCAC